GACACCAAGAGAGAGCCTCACGCAAGTGGGCAATCTTTTGATGAAGGTATTTCTACGCTTAATTGCGCCCAATCGTTTCTCGGTGGAACTTTAACCGGAAGACGGATGGTAGAGAAGTACCCTGTGTTATTTGCAGGAGTTATGGCAGGTGTCGCATCTGTGGTGAGTTCGAGACAACGAATTGACCATGGTGACTATCATGATATCGTTGGAAAGATAGGTCTAATCCAGGAACCTGGCTACAAGCTTCGTGCTGTTGCCAATCCTGCTCGTGTGTACCAACAAGCATTAAAACCGCTTGGTGATGATCTCTACGGGAAGATGAAGAAGCTCCCATGGGATTGTACACATGATCAAACTTTCCCTTTCCTAACGATCCAGAAGCACCTACGTGAAGGTAAGACAGCTCACGCTGTTGACTTATCAAATGCAACTGATAAGTTTCCTTTCGAGTTACAAAATCGAATGCTTCACGTAATATATCGTCGTAAAGATGCTATAGATTTGTTCGCAGATTTATCGCGGGCGAATTGGTTTACTTCACTTACAAGCAGTTCTACTATCGCTTGGACAGTAGGTCAGCCCTTGGGTTTGTACCCCTCGTTTGCATCTTTTGCGTTAACACATGGGCTTATGTTATATGCACTTAATGGCATGAAACATAATGATGCTTTCTATGTTCTAGGTGACGATGTTGTCATCCTTGACGATGGTCTGCATGCTAAGTATATGAGATTCCTTATCAATTTGGGGATCCCGTATGCCGAGTCCAAGACTCTCTCCTCAAATGTCATTACTGAATTTGGTGGGAAGATTATCTCAGCTAACCGTGTGATTCCACAGTTAAAGTGGCGTCGGGTTTCCGATGATTCTTTCATGGATTTAGCACGCGTGGTTGGAGAACGTTTTCGTTCTTTGCTTTTGCCACGCCAGAGACGTGTGTTTGATATAGTTAAAGTTATTCCTGAATTTTTGGGAGGTTGTGGTTTTAACCCACAAGGTTTACCCTTGGAGACAAGGTTACAACTATACTTTGACAAGCTTCAAAACGAAAGTTTACAGCCTTACTTGTTGAGCTATAACGGGCGAGTGAATGCATTATCCTATGAGCGTTTTTCTCCAAAAGGAGACTCAGAAAGACAGATGCTATCTCCCACCTTACCAGCGGGCACATGGTTTTATGCACATGCGCCACTGGAGGCGTTCGAACAGAACGTCGTTAGTTTAGCAGAAAGGATTCCGATGTCATTCGTGTTTTCTAGAATGATATCAATGAGTGGGTTAGACGCAGAATTATCACGTCGTTACCAACCATTTCCATGGAAAAATACTTTCGGCA